CCACCGAGCGGCACCGTCTCGGTCACCTACAAGACCGGCGGCGGCAGCGCGGGCAACGTCGACGCCGAGCGCATCGCCGTCATCGAGGGCGCCTTCAAGGACGCGTACGGCAACGCTGTGCAGGTCTCCGTGCGGAACCCCGCGCCAGCTTCGGGTGGCGCCGACCGTCAGACCGTCGCGTCGGCGAAGCTGCTCGCGCCCGAGAGCCTGCGCGCGCTCACGCGCACCGTTGCGCGCGAGGACTTCGAGATCAACGCGCGCCGCCTCTCCGGCGTCGCCCGCTCGCTGATGCTCACGTCGAACGAGGACCCGACGATCGCAGAGAACACCGGAATCCTTTACGTCATCCCGCAGTCCCAGGCGTCTGGCGCGATCCCCACGCCCGCGCTCAAGAACCTCGTGCTCCAGCAGGTGACCGAGGTCTACCCCTGCACGCTCACGTTCCAGGTCAGCGTGCAGGACCCGGTCTACAAGACCGTCGACGTCGCCGCGCGCATCTTCCTGCGCCAAGGCTACGCGCCGAACGATGTGCGCGACCGCGTGCGCACGAACCTCGCCGCGTACTTCCGCGTGAACGAGCCCGACGGAACGCCGAACCCACTCGTCGACTTCGGCTTCAACATCAAGGACGCCGAGGGCAACCCGGTCGGCGAGATCGCCTGGTCGGACCTCTTCAACGTCATCCGCGACACGCCGGGCGTGCGGAAGATGGGCGACGCGCGTCTCGACCTGACGCTCAACGGGCTGCCCGCTGACGTGCGCCTCAACGTGCGCGAGTTCCCGGTGCTGCGGACCGTGACGCTGGTGAATGGCGACACGGGGGAGCTGCTCTGATGGCGATCCTCAACCCCAGCTTCGAGGACGCGGGCGCGCTCCCCGGCGAGGCCGAGCACTGGGCGCTCTCGTCGGTGACGAGCCTCGAGGAGATCGCGGGCTTCGGCACCGCGCCCGAGGAGGCATGGGAGGACTTCGAGCGGTGGTTCGAGTTGCTCGACTCCATCGACGACGTGGTCGTCGTGCTCGCATTCTTCGACAGCGCGCTCAAGGGGTACGAGGAGTTCGAGAGCGGCTGGGCCAACGTCGTCTACCTCTACGACCTTCCGCCCGCGCAGCTCGTCACCGCGACCTTCGACGGACTCGCCGCCGAGGAGTGCGAGACGGGGTGGAGCAACGTCCCTTACGCGCGCGAGTGGGCCGACGTCACCGCCGCGACGGGGGTCTTCGACGGCGAGCCGCGCGAGGACTTCGAGGACCAGTGGCGCAGCAACCAGCTCTACGCCTGGACGTGGGCGGCGGTCACCTCGAGCACCGCGATGTTCGACGCGGGCGCGCAGGCCGTCGAGGACTTCAACAACGGGTGGACGCCCGCGACGACGCAGTGAGGAGCAAGCCATGGCCGAAGCAGACTGGACGTACCTCAACGACGGGCTCGACATCGCGACGGTGGACCGGGGTGTGACCGCGGGCATCGCGCGCCCACCTGGCGGCGGCAGCTTCCTCTACGCCTTCAACTCGCTCTCGGCAGTAACTGGTGCGGTGGCCCTCTTCGCCAACCTCGCCAGCTTCGCTCCGATGGCCAAGGGCGGCTCCATTCGCGGCGTCGTGCAGCGTGGCCCAGGCGGCGGCCCCACCGGCTTCTCGCCGTTCTTGTTCCTCTGCTGTCAGGGCAACTCGGTCAACGACAGCGCGTACCTGCTCGGCCTCTCCGACGACGATCCGCACCGCATCGTGCTCCGCAAGGGCGCGGTGACGGTCGGCCTGCCCACGGCCGACGGGCCCGGCGTGCTGCTCAAGTCGGCCGCGTCGTTCGCGCAGGCGACGTGGCTCCACCTACGCCTCGACGTCATCGTGAACACCAACGGCGACGTCGTCCTCAAGGTCTTCCAGAACGACCTCGCGCTGCACGCGCTCGGCACGCCACCCGACTGGCAGCCCGTGTCCGGCATGGTGGAGTTCATCGACGACCACCTCGGCATCAACTCCGGCTCGCAGCCGCTCACGTCGGGGCGTGGCGGCTTCGGCTTCTCCGTGAAGGACGTCACGCGGCGCGCGTACTTCGACCACCTCGAGCTGTTCCGGCAGGTGTGAGCGATGGCGCTGACCGCGTTCACCAGCCGTCTCGGGCGCGGACAGGGGCGCCTCGCGACGTCGAAGGCGACGGGCGGCGACTATGCCTTCGTCCTCGGCGATGCCGAGCTCGGCCGCCTCTTCGAGCTCGCGCCCGGCGACCACGCCGAGGTCACGCAGCAGACGGACCTCACCGGCGTGATGCTGGTGCGCGCGCTCCTGCGGCTGCACGTGCCCGCGTCGACCCCTCCGGGGCTCGCATGGGAGGCCAGCATCATCGTCGATGGCACCAAGCTCGCGTCCATGCGCGCCAAGCCCGGCCGCGAGCGTCTCGTCACCGACCTCGCCGCGAACGTCTCGAAGCTCTCGGGCCTGCACACCACCGGGGTGCGGCTCGAGCTGGTGACCGCGTGAGGAGCCCGGCATGAGCACCCTCGAGCTGCCCGCGCTGTACGTCGACTCGGTCGCGCTCGTCGCAGCGACGCCGAGGCTCGTGCTCGTGAACCGTGACCCGAGTCCCGGTGAGACGGGCGTGCCCATCGAAGCGACCATCGCCCTCGAGCTGGTCGACACCGGGCCGGACGGCGTGGAGCGCTCGACCGCGCGCGTGTGGATCGACGGCGTCCTCGCGTTCGACGGCAGCGCCGTGCCAGAGCTCGCCCCTGCCTTCGCGGGCCCGCTGGCCAGCGTCACGCAGACCACCGACACGCTGCGCGTCGTGCTGCATCCGGTGGTTCCGCTCGCGAGCCTGGCCACGGTCCACGTGCGCGTGCTCGCTCAGACCGTGGGCGGCGCGGCCTCGCTCGACGAGGTGTACTCGTTCGTCGTGGAGGACCGGACCGCGCCTCGTGTCGTCGCCGCTCAGGCGCTCGCGCAGAAGACTGTGCGCGTTGCCTTCGATGAGCCGGTGCTGGTCCCGAGCGGGGCGAGCTTCCTCCTCACACCGAAGGGCGCGCCGGCCGTCTCAGTCACCGTTGTCGGTGTGAACGTCGAGGGGAGTGTCGTCCTCCTCACGCTCGACACCGAGATGACGCCCGACGTGCTTCACGAGGTCGTGGCCGTCGGCGTGACGGATCTCTTCGGCAACGCCGTCCTCAGCCCCTACGACCGCGCGAGCTTCACGGGCTTCCGCCCCGCACGCCCCGCGACGCGGCGCTTCGACCTGTGGCGCATGCTGCCGAAGCACAACCGCCGCGACGACCACACCGGCGACTTGTTCCGATTCATCGCGTGCCTGCAGGAGGTGACGGACCTCCTGCTCGCCGACATCGACCGCTGGCCCGACATCTTCGACCTCGAGCGCGCGCCCGAGGCCTTCGTCGACCTCATCCTGCGCGACCTCGGCAACCCGTTCCCGTTCGAGCTCGACGCGATGGGCAAGCGGCGCCTCGCGTCGGTGCTCGTCGAGATGTACCGGCAGAAGGGCACGGCCAAGGGCATCCAGAACGCGATCCGCTTCTTCCTCGGCATCGACATCTCGGCCATCACGCCCTTCAACGCCGACACGCTCTACCTCGGCGAGTCGCTGCTGGGCGTCGACTGGGTGCTCGGCCCCTCCGACCGCTTCGCGCGCTACGCCTTCAACGTCGAGGTCGCGCGCATCCTCACCGACCGTGAGCGCCAGCAGCTCCGCGCCATCGTCGAGTACCTGAAGCCCGCGCACACGCACTTCGTGGACCTCGTCGAGCCGCTGCCGCCGGTGCTGCCGAACCACTGGGAGCTCGGCCTCAGCGATCTCGGGGAGACGACAGACCTGCACTGACCTCAGGGTGTTTGGCGGTTCCACGGGCGGCGGCTTGGGGTGACGAGGGTACGGAGGTGATCACTCAGATGATTGTCCGTCTCGACCGCATATTCGGAGACTGACGCCACGGCGTTAGTGAGCGCAGCGAAGCGCACGTACGGCGCCTGGCCACCACGGTGGGCAACGCCACCGCGCAGGACCACGAAGTTGTCGATGGGCTGATGGCCGCGGGACCACGCCGCAGCGATATCGACCACACCGAGAACGTTCGCGAACAAAGGCTGTACCTTCGCGTGCTTCGGCGTGTTGAGCTTCTCGGTTTTGCGCTGGACGGCCGCAACAAGGGCCGCCTCCAGGTTGTTCTGGAGGTCAGCCTGCGTGTGGGGCGTCTGGTTGTGATTCACGTAGTCGAGCACGAACTGTCGGGGCCCAGCAGGCAGCGTCGCATGCGAGTGCCTTCTCGCGAGGAATGCGGCTCCCTCCTCGAGCACCGATTCCACGTACCTCTCCCAAGCGGCGCAGAGGAGCACGATCCCGCCCCGGGTGAGATGCCCAAGGCCGCGCTTTCCTCGCCTACCGGCGCCGTTCGGTCGGCTGAGGGTGTTGTGGAGCGAGACGATCCGCTTCACGTCGGTGAGATTCTGTTCGAACTCTTTGAAGCTCTCAGACGGCATCCTGAACGGTCCTCTGGGACGGAATCCTACGGGACCACGAGTGCCACGGCGAGAACGGCCGACCGTGTGTCCCCGACGGCCATGGCGACCGGCTTTGCCTCCCAGGAGAGCCACGTGGGCGCTCCGAGGCAAAGGACATGGCCGATCGCGTCGACTTCTACTTCCGCCAGCGCGTCACCGAGGCCGAGCTCGACCTCGCGTTCGCGCTGCTCGAGAAGGCTGACCGCGACCTCGCGGCCGACCTGAACATCTACGGCGTCATCGCCGGGGCGGTGCCCGCGCCGCACTCGCCGGTGCCCGACCTGACCATCGACCTCACGGCGCCGGCCCGCGCCTACGACAACCTCGGCCAGCGCATGTTCTTCGGGACCGGGCAGACGGTGGACTGCGCCGTCGACCTCGTAGGCATCCCGACCGACGTCGCGACGGCGGGCAACGAGCGCTGGCTCGGCGTCTTCCTGCGCTTCAAGCGCCAGCTCTCGGACCCGCGCACCGACGGCAACTCGCAGCAGGTGTTCTTCCGCCGTGACGAGTCGTTCGAGCTCGTCGTGCGCCAGGCGCCCGAGGGCGCGATCGGCGTCGCACCGAAGCCCGCGCTGCAGGCTGACGAGCTGCTTCTCTGCGACGTTCGACGGCGCCCCGGGCAGACGCAAATCCTCGCCCCTGACCTCGACACCTCGCGGAGGCAGGCGTTCATCTTCGCACAGGGCTCCTCGGTCTCGGTGGTCACCGGGACGTGGAGCATCCTCGCGCCGCTGGCCGCGACGGTGCAGGCCGCGCTCGACGAGACCGACGCCGAGCTGCGCGACCACTTCACCGCCGTCGCGCGGCGCCACGCCGCGACCGCCATCGACTACGCGCCGCACGGCTTCGTGGGCGCGGGCAACGTGCAGGCCGCCGTCGATGAGCTGATCGACGACCTCGCGACCGGCGCCGCTGGCACCTCTGGTGCCTCGCGCGTCGGCGTCGACGCTGCGGCGGGCGCGCCGAACGCGCTTCCTGCGGGCTCCGTGAAGAGCCAGCTCGCGCAGCTCCTCGGCTTCCTCAACACGCACGTGAGCGCGCCGACGGGCGCCCACGCGGCGGCGGCCATCTCGGCCATCCCGCACAACAACATCGCCGCGACCAACGTGCAGGCGCAGCTCCAGGAGATCGTGACGGACCTCGTCGCGACGGGTGTTGCGGCGCCGGGCGCTGGGCTGGTCGGTATCGACGCCATCGCGGGCGCGCCGACGGCACTGCCTGCGGGCACGCTGCGAGGGGCGCTCGTGGCGCTGCTCGCGGGCCTCAACGGCCACGCGAACCAAGCGAGCGGCGCGCACGCCGCGAGCGCGGTCTCCGTCGCCGACGCGGGCGCGAACCTCAACGCCACGAACGTCGAGGCCGCGCTCGCCGAGATCCTCGACGCGCTCGAGGGCGACCACTTCAAGGGCAACGAGGCGAACGCCGGTCAGCACCGAAGCATCCGCATCCCGCCGCTCGGCGGAACGAAGGCGCTCATCCTCGACTCAAACGCGGCGGGCACGTCCGCGACCCGCTTGCGCATCTACGCGGACACCGACCAGGTGTGGTTCACGTTCAACGCTTCATGGGACGGCGCGCAGTGGGTGCGTGACGCGAGCGGCACGTACTGCGGCGGCTTGCGTCTCGCCCGCTACTTCGTCGAGTTCATCCACGAGGACTCGTTCGCCGCCACCTTCACGACGTGGACCCGAACGTGGCGTCT